TGAATTCTGGGCTTACCCGTTACGGCAGGGCGACCGGCTTCAAAGCTATGAGTGGATGCCGCTCTATACCGATCGGCTGCTTTCTTCGCGCTTCGTGGCTAAAGCTATTTTTGCGGGGCGGCGGGAAGATATCGGGACAGCATTGCTGCTGTGGTCGGCCAGCATGAAGCAGGATCCTGCCGGCACTTTGCCGGATGACGATGTCGAGCTGGCTCAACTCGCGCGTTTCGGTGCGGACGTCGATGCGTGGCGCGAAGCGCGCGAGGTCTCGCTCTACGGTTGGCGGCCTGTCCATATCGATGATGCGCCAGAGGGTGCGGCGCCGCGGCTTGGGCATCCGTTGATCGCAGATATCGCGCGTGATCAGTTCTCGCGCAAACGGGGGCGCGAACGTGGGCGTGAGGTCGCGGCGTTCGCTACCATGAAATCTCGTGTCCGAACCAAACTGCGGGAAGTTAAGCAGGGGCGCGTTGCCGAAAATGACTTTGCGGTCGAGCAGATCGCAACCTGGCTGCGGGACAACGACCTCTATGTCACGGCTGAGAACGTGCGGGTCGCCATGGATGATGTCATGGGCGGACCTAAGGTGGTCGCTATGGCCGGGCGGGAGGTCTGATCGGAGCGATGTTTCGTCCCTAGCGCACTGTAATCGCGCTGAAATCCAACTGTAATGAACTGTAATGATTACAGCAGATGACAGTAAGATTTCAGCATGTTTTCAGCATCGCAACTGTAATTGCCCTACAGGACAAAACATCACACCGACACAGACAAAGACATGAAACCTCTTAAGGCGGCAACGGGATCGCCTGTGGATAAGTCGGGATTGCTGAGAAAAGAGGCGGTGATGAACAGCGAAGATCAGGCATTGGGTGAGAAAAGAGTGATGAGGCTGCTGGTAGAGCCTTTGAAGCGGCGCGGACTGGCCAAGCGTTCGGTGCTGACGGTCGCGGCCTTTGATGCCGAGATCGACAACCTGTGTCAGCGGCTTGCCTATATGTCGGAAGGGTCGCTGATGGCGCTGGAAGAGCACGCCGCTGCGCGGCCTAGCGGGAAAGAGCGTGACCGGTTCCCTGTCGGGAATGACATCCTGAGCTGGGCGGCAGACATCCAGCCACCGGGCGACACTTCGTCGCCATTGATCTGCGCGATCTTTGCCCATGACTGCGGCCAGCGGGCGATCTCGGAAGGATGGGCCCCGGAGCTGCTGTATCAGCTTCGCCATAATCGGAGCTGGCCCAATAACTGGACGCTCAGCACGATCCGCGATGGGGCTGCCAGCAATGTGCGTCGTCTTCAGGATCTTGAGGGGCGGCTTGCCCGAGACGGTGAGCTTGGCCCGGTTGATCGTGATTGGCGTGATCGTCGTCTTGCAGCGTTGCAGCGCTGCCGTGAAATCGGGGAAGGGGCAGCAGCATGACGGCGATCTGGACGCAACCGCGCAGCATGCTTCGTGAGATGACGATCCAGCAGGCGCTTGAATGGGCCTTCGCCACTGAATGTGCACAGCTGGATTTTGATGATTTGGCTTTTTACGAACTCCAAGCTGGTGACTTTGATCAGCCAGGGCGCGACACGATCACGACCATCCAGCGCCGCGGCGAGCTTGGCTGCACGGTCGATGGCGGTGGAACCAGTGCGCCCCATCCGGATGCGCTGCTTATTGCGGGTGAGGTGGCGCGCTTGCCGTTCGAGGTTGGTGGGAAGAAGATGGCGATGCGCATTGCTGCGCTGGCACGGGCACGCGAGACCCCGGATTGGCGGGATGATGAGCGCCGTGGTGTGGTGCCGTGCGGCTGGGACATGACCGATCGCGGGGAATGGCTGGCTGCAACCCGTAAACTTGCACCGGTTACCTACCGCCATGCCCGTAAGCGGGAAAAGAGAACTTACACCCCAGAATTGTGTCCGATCAGCTATGGCGGTTCTGCTGCTGTTATTGCGCGGCGCAGGCGCGAATATCTGGCGTGGGTCGGTGCGTTGCTCCATCTCTTGTCGGAGATGACATGGTGGCGCCTTGATACGATCCGAGTGGTCGAACGGCTTCCCCCTTACGCACCGTGGAATTCTTCTTGACTGCCCCCTGGCTTCCTTGACATAAGGGTCTGGCCATACCTGCGCCCGGATGAGAAATCATCGCGGGCGCTTTGCGTTTTTTGCTTTGGTTTTTTCCTATGGCAGGCTGTCTAAACATCTAGCTGCAGACTTCTGGCGGCCTGATCTAACCTCACTATACAAATGGTGAGGTTAGAAATGGGTGCGATAGAAATTATAGGTTATCTGCTGGCCAGTATTGATCTGTTTGATAAGACTGAAGCAGCGGAGGTGCTACTGCGGCGCATCTTGATTTGGATGAGAAGGGTGAGCGCCCGTATCCCTCTCAGGTTTTTGCTTTCACTCTATTTGCTCTCGGCAGGTGCCTTTGGACTTTACAAAAAGCTGGATACAACTGCTGTAGCTATGCTTTCCCCTGCGTCCGGGGTTGAGCCAAGCCTATTACGCTTGATGGTAATGTTCGTTCTAATGTCGCCGGCAATCTTCGTCATGCTCATGCTGGTTATACGGTTGATGCAAGCAACTCTAGCAATTTTCTCCCGGCATCCGAAGGGGATTATGGGATCGATAGGTTTAGTTGTTACAGCCATACCCAGTTTAATCGAGCATGTACTGTAAGGCGCTGTGAGCGGTGAAAATGGGATTCGCGATGTACCGAGGCACATCAACAATGCTTGTGGTTTGATGATGCCTCATTCGTGGCATACGGCTATTTCTTTTTTTCGGCTGGCGAACGCTTTTCTGCGACTTGAGGCTTTGTGCTGGTCGTCGCGGGCTTTTGTGTGGTTTGACCGGGCTTCGATGAGTTTGTTGACATAGCGCCATCGCGACTTTGTCCTTTGGTCACAATTGTTTTTTGCTTAACCATGCCTTGTTCTGCCTTAGATGGGGGTCTCCGAGGGATATGTCTTCAGAGTTGATTCGTGAAGCCATCAGACATGCTGAAGTGAAGCAGGCGTCCCAGCTCCAAATTGCCTTGGCTGCTGATAGTAGGGCGATGACGCTGTGTGTATCGACTGCGGCAATTGCGAGCGTTCTGGTCGGCATCATCGCGAATATGTCTGACAAGACCGCTGCTTTTCCGGTCGTGCTCACAGCTGCGCTCTTTTTTGTCGCGTCTTGTTATGCTGCTTGGTCGGCTAGGCCGATAGGATTTTCTGCTCCAGGACAGGACTTTTCAGATTTTAAAGAGGACATTTTGTCGAAGCGTGATGTTGATGCGGTTCTCATCGAGCTTGGCGGTCAGCTCGATGAAATGGCTGCACACAATGAAGGATGTACAAAACGTAATGCAAAGTGGTTTAAGCGGTCTCTGATTGTTGCCGCTAGCGCACCATGGATCGGCTTGGCAGCGGGCTTCTTCTTTAAATGATCACAGTCACCCTTGATGACACGGTTCTTCAAGCCAACCTGCAGCAACTGTCTGAGCGACAGATCAAGTGGGCTGCCAAGGATGCGCTGGATAAGACGGCAGATGACGTCCTGTCAGGTATTCATGCGCGGATGGATACGGTCTTCGACCGGCCAACGCCGTTTACCAAGCGGGCCTTTGTGATCCAGAAGGCACATACCGAACGGCTTGAGGCGGTGATCCATGAGCGCCCGCGTAACGCGGATCGCGATTACCTCAAGGTGCAAGAGAGCGGTGGCGCGCGACCTTCAACCGGCCTCGAAACTGTTCTGCGCTCTCGGCTGGCCTATGACGGCACGATCACGGCGGTGACGCCCGCGCCCTTTGCCAAGCTGAATGCCTATGGCAACTGGGATGCTGGTGAGCGCAACAAGGTGATGTCGGGCCTCAAGGCGCAGCGCGATGCCTGGACAAATACCACGCCAGCATCGCGCAAGCGCAAGCGGCGCAAGGTGGGCTTTTTCGTGCCGCGCTCAGATAGCCGATTGCCCGCTGGGGTGTGGATGCGTGAGAGCGATGGCACAATCTATCAGATCCTGCGTTTCACGCGCGCCGTTCCGCAATATCAGCCGCGGCTTGGTTTTTACGATGGGGCCGAAGATGCCTTCGCACTTCGTTTGCCCAACCATCTTCGGCGCGAGATCGAGGTGCGGGCCGCAAAGCTGAGCGGATATCGCTAAGCGCGCCCAGCAGCGGGCAGGCCGGCCGCGATCAGTCTGCGGCCTGCGGTTCGCGGGTCCTTCCCGGCCAAGGGCCGCACGGGGGTAATTCGCACCCCGTTAAATTCGTCTCAGTAATTTCAACGGCTTATTGCTGTTGCGGTTGCTGTTGTTCTTCATGAGGTTGTTATGTCGGAAGTCATCACGCTGTCTGACGGGAGCATGCTCGATGTCGCGCGCTATCCGCTGCCGGACGGGGTGGAGGATGACGGCACGCCCTTGAACCGGGCGCAGCTGGCCGCCGCATTCAGCGTTTCGGTCAATGCGGTCACGGATTGGGTCAATAAGGGCATGCCTGTCATGTCCACAGGCCAGAACGGTGTGGCTTATGAGTTCCGCCTCTCCCATTGCTGGGCTTGGCGGCAGGATCGTGATGATCGCGCACGCGCCGCCAAGCTGCGTGGTGACCAGCTGGCTTCGCAAGCAGCGCTGGCGTTTCGAAACCTCGATGACGATCAGGCAGAGGTCGAGGCCGAGCTGACCGCAGATGATCTGCGCAAATGGTCAGAGGCGGAATATCACCGCAACCGAGTTGCGGAGCAGCGTGGGGATCTGGTTCGCTCTGATCGCATGCGGGCGCTGATCGAGGACATCTTTGTCACCTTCGGGGCTGAGATGGACACGCTGCCGGACTTTGCCGAGATGCAGTTCGGCCTTTCCGCCCTCCAGGTCGCGCAGCTGCAGGAGCGCTGCGATCAGATGCGCCAAGAGGTGCGGCGCCTGATCGAAGATCGCCTTGGCCGCGGCGGAGCAGTGATTGCTCTGTCCGGTCGGCAGGCGGAAATGGAAATCTGATGGTGGAAATGATTGATCGCGGGATTGGCCAGCTTAGCCGGATCCCGCCTTTGCCCCCGTTCACCACGCCTGAGGAGCTGGTGGCAGACGCACTGCCCCTGCTCGATGCACCGAGCCGGATCACCGTCACGGATGCTGCTGAGCGGGCATTGCGCGTCCCGATTGCTGGCAAGTGGAGCGCTTACGATCGCAATGTCGCGCCCTATACGATCGAGCCGCAGGACGTATCACAGTCGCGCCGCTTTAAAGGTGTGATTTTTGTCGGCCCCTCGCAGAGCGGCAAAAGCCAGATGCTGCTGTCAGTTTCAGCCCATGCCATCACTTGCGCACCGGGGCCGGTCCAGCTGATTCACATGACCAAAACCGATGCGGATGCTTGGGTCGAGGAAAAGCTTGATCCCGCTATCATGAACAGCCCTCTTCTGATCGAACGGCTGGGAAAGGCACGCGAGGACAGCACGTTCAGCCGTAAGCGCTTCAAAGGGATGCGGCTTGGCATTGGGTATCCCGTGGCCAACCAATTGTCGTCGCGGTCGCAGCGCATGGTTCTGTTGACCGATTATGATCACATGCCGCAGCGCTTGGGGCCGAAGGATGCACCCGAGGCCTCGCCTTGGGGGATGGCCTTGCAGCGGATCCGCACGTTTCTAAGCCGGGGATGCGTCTTTGCCGAAAGCACGCCGGCATTCCCGGTCGATGAGGACAAGGCACGAGCGGCCAACCCGCTTGAGCCGCACCTGATGCCCGCCACCACCGGCGGGATTGTTAACCTCTATAATGAGGGCACGCGCGGGCGCTGGTTCTGGGAATGCCTCGATTGCATGGAGTATTTTGAGCCGACCTATGAGCGGCTTGACTATAATCGCGATCTCGACCCCGGCGAGGCGGGTGATCAGGCGCATATGGTCTGCCCACATTGCGGCAGCGTCATCCATCACCGTCAAAAGCCGGAGATGAACCGGCGCGCGGCGCAAGGCCACGGTGGCTGGCTCCATGAAAGCCGAGAGATCGATGAGGCAACTGGCCATCGCAAGCTTGTTCGGATCGATGATTCTGCCATTCGCAATACGCCATTTGCGAGCTACGCGCTCAATGGTGCGGCAGCGGCTTTCGCATCATGGTCCGGGCTGGTCGAGCGCTATGAGACGGCCAGACGCCGCGCGGAAACTGATGGCGATGATCTCGATTTTGCTGGGGTCCACTATACCGAAATTGGCGTACCTTACCGCCGCGCCAAGGAAGATGATCAAGAAGCCCTTACGCTCGAGGATCTGCGGCGTCATCCGGTGCAGATTGCCAGGGGAATCGCGCCGGAATGGACCCGCTTTGTCACGGTCATGGTCGATGTGCAGGGCAACCGCTTTGAGGTCATGGCCATGGCTTGGGGTGCAGAGGGGCAGCGGGTGGCAATCGATCGTTTCGCCATCCACCAGCCGCCGGATGATGCTCCGCGGGCCAAAGGCGATGACGGCAAATATCGCGCCGTCGATCCCGGCCGCTATGCCGAGGATGCAGGCGTGATCGCCGAGTTGGCGGATCGCGTTTTCCCGGTTCATGACCAAAACTGGGGGCTTCGGCCTGTTGCTGTGGTGATCGACTTCAACGGCCCTGCGGGCTGGTCGGACAATGCCGAGAAGTTCTGGCGCAAGCAGGCCCGCGAGGGCAGAGGCGGGCGCTTTTACCTCTCGATCGGTCGCGGCGGCTTCAACCAGCGCGATCGCGTCTGGCATGAAGCCCCCGAGCGGGCTTCGGGTGGCGGCAAGGGCCGGGGAATCAAGCTGCTGAATATGGCAGTCGATCGCTTGAAGGATTCGGTGGTGGCCGCGCTTGGCCGCTCCGATACCCCGATCAATGCCCAGCAGGTCCCGGCTTGGATGGAGAGCGAGCATCTTGCCGAGCACCTCGCAGAAAAGCGCGGTGAAAAGGGCTGGGAGCTCAAGAAGGGGCTGCTGCGCAACGAAAGCCTTGACCATTCGGTGCAGGGGCTCGCGCTTTCCGAGCATCTCGGCCTCAATCGCGTGAACTGGGAAGCGCCGCCCGAGTGGTGTGTGGCGGGGCTTCTCAATTCCAATGCGGTTCAGCTTGCTCTGCCCAATCAGGCAGAGGGGGCGAGCGAGCCGCTTGAACCGGCGCGTCCGCGCCAGATCAACTTCCTCAGGAGGCGATAAGCCCATGCCCTATACACAGGCTGACGCCGACCGGCTGCGGGCGGCGATCGCGAAAGGTGCGTCGAAAATCGAGCTGAACGGCGAAAAGGTCGAGTTCCGCTCGCTCGCAGACATGCGCGAGACGTTGAACATGATCGAAAGCGAACTGGCCGGCGGTCAAAGGTCAGCCTTCCGCATCAGCTATCCCCGTGCAAGTCGGGGGCTCTGATGAATGTGATCGATCGCGTCGTCGGTTTCTTTAACCCGGAAGCCGGATTGCGCCGCAGCCTGGCGCGCGTCCAAACGCATGAGGTGATGAACTATGATGCGGCCACGCGGGGGCGACGGGCCTATGGCTGGAAGGCCCCGGCCAGCGCGGCTGATGCCTCTGCCTATGGCTCGCGCGCCCGGCTGCGCCAGCTCAGCCGCGACATGATCCGCAACCGCGCTTATGCAGCGCGGGCCAAAGATGTGGTCGTGGCCAACGTGGTGGGCGAGGGGGTCGCGCCTTCGGTGCGCAGCGATGATGCCGATACGAAGGGCAAGGTGGAGGATCTGATCCGGCGCCATCTGCTGAGCAATGATCTGGATACGCTCGGGGAATATGATCTCTTCGAAATGCAGCAGATCTGCATGACCTCGGTCTTTTCTGATGGCGAGGTCTTGCTGCGTCGGCGCTTGCGCAACACGCAATATGACCGACATTTGGCTTTGCCGTTCCAGATCGAGCTGGTGGAGGTCGATTGTCTCGACACCACGATCCAGTCCTGGGGCGACAATCTTGTGGTCGAAGGCATCGAATACGGGCCGACCGGCGCGATCGAGGCTTATCATCTTTACAATGAGCATCCGGGGGCGGTGCGTCACCGCAAGGCGCTTCAATCCACGCGGGTGCATTGGTCGGATATCATCCATATCCGTCGCTTCGACCGACCAGGGCAGTTGCGGGGGGTGCCCTGGCTTGCGCCGGTGATGATGACCTTGGGCGAGATCTCGGATTATCAGGAATCCCAGATCCTCAAGCAACGCATGTCCTCGCTGATGGCGATCGTGCTCAAATATACCACCGGGGCAACCCGCCCGACCAAAGCCGGTGCAGGGCTCGAAGAGTTGGCACCTGGCGCCGTCGTCGAACTGCCCGAAGGCGCGGAGCCGGTGGTGGTGCAGCCTCCCACGGTGGAGGGCTATGACGAGTTCATGACCGTCGCGTTGCGCACAATCGCAGTCGGGGTCGGCATCACCCATGAGGCACTGACCGGCAACTTGCGGCAGGTCAACTTCTCCTCGGCGCGGATGGGTCGCAGCGAGATGGATCGGCTTGTCCGAATGTGGCAGCGCGGACTGATCATCGCCCAGATGGGCGTTGGGATCGAGCGCTGGCTGCGCGACGGCATCCGCATGTTGCGCCTGAACCGTGATTTGGATTTCCGGCTCGACTGGACCCCGCCGCGCCGGATCATGGTCGATCCGACGCGGGAAATCCCCTCGATGATCGAAGAGGTGGAGGCGGGTTTGAACAGTCGTCAGGGCGTTCAGCGAGAGCTGGGCCGCGACCCTGAGAGGATCCGCGAGGAGCGCAAGCAGGACATGGTGGCCGATCAGGCTGCTGGCCTGCCGCCTCTCGACCAAAGCTCTGCCATCACAACCGCGCCCCGGCCACCAGTTACCGGCCCGCATGTAGATGAAAAGGAAGAGACAGATGAAAACGGGACGTGATCTGATCGCCAATGGCGAACTGATCCTGAGCGGCGATGTCATCGATGACAGCTGGCTCGGCTGGATGTGGGAAGAGGATATCGTCTTTAGCCCGACGATGGTGCGCAGCGCCCTGGTCGAACTGGGCGAGGGCCGTGTCACTGTCCGCCTCAATTCGAATGGGGGACACGTGAACGCGGGCGAGCAGATCCGTTCCATTCTGGGCGGTCATCCGGGAGGCTGTCGGATCATCGTCGAGGGTATCGCCGCATCGGCTGCCTCGCTGATCTTTATGGCGGGAGATGAGCGGCTTATGTCGGCTGGCTCGCATCTGATGATCCATGACCCCTCGGGGGCGATCTGGGGGAATGAGGATGATGCGCGCCGCCAAGCCGATCAGCTCGCTCTGATCGCCGATACCTATGCGGCGGTCTATGCGGCAGCCTCGGGCAAGAGCGCCGCAGAGTGCCGCGCCATCATGAAGGCCAATGGAGGCCAGGGCAGCTGGTTTGGCCCGGAGGCAGCGATTGTCGAAGGGTTTGCCGATGCCGTGGTCTCTGAGGGGCAGGCGGTTGCTGCCCCGTCTGAGCTTGCCGCCGTGCAGGCCAATTACATGAGTGCCCGTGATCAGCTGCGGATGCGGTTGGCCGGGCCCAAGAATTCGGACCGGGCAGCAGTTCCGGGCCGCGAACCTGCCGCTTACCGCGGTGTCACCCGAAAGGAGGCCGGAATGGCCAATCAGAATACGAATACCGCTCCGAGCCCGGATCCTGCGGTCACTCCGGCCCCGGTCGCGGCGCCTGATCTGGCCGTCATGCAAGGGCAACAGGTCGCCGCAGCTGTCGAGGCTGATCGCGCTCGCGCCCGCGATATCCGCGCCATGGCGGGACCGTTTGTTGCATCGGGCCGCTTGATGCAGGCCGATGTCGATGCCCTGATCGACGCCGGCACTTCGGCCAGCGATGCCAGCCAGCGCCTCATGACGATGATGGCTGCGGCGGAACCTGCGGGCCGCAGCGCGTCACCGCGCAGCACGATGATCCGCGATGAGGGGGAGACCCGCAGCGAGGGCATGATCGGGGCGATGATGGGCCAGACCGAAGGGCCTGCGCAGCAGTTTCGCGGCATGCGTTTGCGCCATCTCGCCATGGAGCTCTCGGGCCGGTCGCGCGGTTACGACGACACGGATGCGATCCGTCGCGGCATGCGTGCCACCACGATGATGGGCGGTGCCTACGGTGTCAGCGATTTTGCCCATATCACCACCGAGGTGATGAACCGCAGCCTGCAGGCGGCCTATGCCCGCCGCGCGGCGACCTGGCAGCTGGTGACCGGCACGGCCCTGACCGCGACTGATTTCCGGGAGCTGCACTCGGTTCGTTTCGGCGGTGACTTTGCCCTGAAGAAGGTGAAGGAAAACGGCGAATATGAATCGGCCACTCTGGCTGATGAGGCTGAAGGCCTGAAGGTCGAGCGTCGTGGTCGCACGATCAAGCTGACCTTTGAGGCCGTGGTCAATGATGACATGGGAGCTTTCCAGCGCATTCCGACCGAATTCGCGATGGCTGCTCGGACTATGGAAAACTCGATGGTCTGGGATCTGATCCGCAAGAATGCACGGCTCAAATCCGATGGCAAAGCTTTGTTCCACGCCGATCATGGCAACCTCGGGACAGCGGGCGCGATTTCGGCGCAAACCGTTGCTGCTGCGCGCAAGGCGATGTGGGAACAACGTGCCTTTGGGTCGAAGGACAGCGACGACTTCCTGCAGATCGAGCCGGACCGCCTGATTGTCCCGCCCGCTCTGGAACTGGTGGCCCTGCAGTTCGCTCAGTCCACGACCCCGGCGGAGGATGGCAAGGTCAACCCGTTCAAATCGAGCCTGCAGCCGAGCGTTGTGCCCAACCTCGGCGCGGCCGCCGGCGGCTCGGATACGGCATGGTATCTGGTCTCGAGCGATCTGCCTCCGATCGCGCATGCCTATCTCGAGGGATATAACGCTCCCACCGTCCAGACGATCGAGGGCATGAACCCCGATGCGGTGGTCATGAACGCCCGCCACATCTTCGGGGCGGCGGCGGTCGAGCACAAAGGGATTTATCGCACGCCGGGGGCGTGAGCAAAACGCACAGGACCTGACGAAAGGGCGGCATCGGGCCGCCCTTCGTCGTTTTGAACCCTCTCTCGAAAGGATGCGAGATGAAGAATTACATTCAAGCCGGTGACAATCTCACTGTGACCGTTGCGACGGCTGTGACCGGCGGTGCCGGTGTGCTGGTCGGCGCCATCTTTGGCGTGGCCCAGGGCGATGCGGCGGCCGGCGAAGATGTCGTGCTGGTGCGGCGCGGTGTTTTCGAGCTGGACAAGGCGGTGGCCGAAGTCTGGACCGCTGGGGAAAAAGTCTATTGGGATGCTGACACCAATGCGCTGACCACCACCGCTGTCGACAATCTTTTGGTGGGCGCAACAGTTCTTCCTGCTGCCAACCCTTCAGGCACCGGGGTTGTATTGCTGGATGGCGTCATTCGCTGATGACCAGCATCTTTGACGGGGTGGCGGGCATTCTTGCGGATGTGGTCGGAGACCTCGTTGCTTATCAGCCCCAGTCCGGTGTCTCGCGCGATATCCAGTCGATCTTTCGCGAGGCTCCGATCGAGGTCGAGGGGGCGGATGGGCATGAGGTGCTGATCACAGCCCCGAGCTGGCGCGTGTCGCGTGATCTGGCACCTGAAGTCCGGCGCGGTGACCGCATCAGCGTTCCCGGTGGGCGCGCTTTCAAAATCATGAACGTTCATCCGACCGGATCGCCCGCCCGCGATGCTTTCGTTGTCTGCGAACTCCAGCTGGTCGAGGGATGATCTGATGGCGCATTACCGTTCCGATTATCGGGCACAGGCCATGGCAGCCCTGACTGGGAATGCCCGGTTTTCCGCTTTTACCGCCCCCAAGGTGTGGTCGGGCTCGGTCGATGTGGACAGCCTGCCGGTGCTCGGGGTGTTGACCCCGCAAGAAGGGTTTCGAATGGAAAGCTTCACCACCTCCGAGCGCAAGACCTTGATGCAGATCGCGATCCGTCGCGCTGGCGGTGATGATGTCGAGGATATCCTTGATGAGGATAGTGCCTTTGTTGAGGCGCTGGTGACCGGTGCTTTGCGCCAAACCAACCAGTTTTGCTTTCTGCGCGAGACCTCGATCGTCAGCAATGCGGATGGTGCCAAAAACATCGGCACCTTGGTCATGGGCTTCGAGATCACCAGCCTGCGCCCGCCGGCCGCGCTGCCCGAGACCCCCTGATAATTTGCCGCGCGGATCTCGCGCGGTTCCTATTTTTTTAGATTGGAGGGCAGAATATGCCGGAGACCAAGGCACAGATCGGGCTTGGCGCCAAATTTGGCATCGGGACTGTTGCGGGTGGCCCCTATGCTGGAGCGGCAGAAGTCACGCGCGTCACCCCGGCGGGCTGGACCCGCAATACCGTCGATGCAACGCATCTCGAAAGCCCGGATGCTTATGCGGAATTCATCGCCGGCCTTAAAACGGGCTCGGATTGCACCTTTGATGTGAACTGGGTGCCGGATGCCGCAGATCCGCTCTTGGCGGCCTTTGAGGCGGGTTCGGGCTATTTCCAGCTGACGTTTCCAAGTGGCACGGTCGCCCTTCAGTTCAAGGGTATTGTCACCGCATTCGCTCCTGGTGAGATCTCGCCCGAGGGCAAGCTCAGCGCCTCGGTGACGATCAAGCCCTCAGGCAAGCCGGTCATCGTCGCCGTCCCGTAAGCATAAGGAACTGCCATGAATATTCGCGGGAATATGAACCTGCAGCACGCGGGCAAGGAATATGCCCTGGCCATCGACATGTCAGCGCTGTGCACCTTTGAGGAAGTGACCGGCAAGAATGGCTTCGCCATGCTGACCTTGCTGCAGAACGGGGGCATCCAGAAGGGCTTGGTCGGCGCACGCGATATGCGCGCGCTGATCTATGGTGGGCTGAAGGGGCATAACCCCGAGGTCACGCTGGAATTGGCCGGCCAGATCCTTGACAGCAATGCATCGGCTCTGGTCGGAGCGGTTCAGGCGGCGGTACCGCAAGATGGTGATCTGCCCACCTCGGAGGCGAAACCGGGAAACCGGCGGCGCCCGCGCAAACGGCGGGCGAAATAGAGCTCTCTTCGCTCTTCCGAGAGCATGTTGCTGCGGGCTTCGCTCCGGATGCGTTCTGGTCGCTGACCCCGCGCCTTTTTGCGCTTCAGATGCAGGCGGTCCGGGATCGCCTGCGCCTCGATGTTGCAATGCGCAACCGCAGCGCCTGGACAACGGCGGCGCTGACCGGCGCGGCCTTCGTCGGCAAGCTGCGCAAATATGATGAGTATTTTGGCGCAAACAGGACCGTGGGGCAGGGTGGCGAGGCTCAGACTGCCGCCCAGCAGGAAACGGCTCTGCGCCTCTTGGCGCAGGCTTGGGGCGCAAAAGAGAATGGATCCTAAATGGCGAGCAATGTTGGCGAGCTAAAGGCGCGCCTCAGCCTTGATGCATCGGGCTTTTCGACCGGTGTAGGTAAGGCCAAGGCTGATGTGGCTGGCCTGAAAAAAACAGCTGATGATGCTGCTCGCGGTATGCGATCAGCAGCAGGTGCCAATGCCAACCTTGTGTCGCAGTTCAATGACATCGGGGTGATGCTGGCGGCTGGACAGAATCCGTTGCAGCTGGCTTTGCAGCAGGGCACTCAGATCAGCCAGGTACTTACGCAAATGGGCGGTGGGGTCGGCGCGCTGCGGGCATTGGGCGGGGCCTTTGTCGGCATGCTCAATCCGATCTCGCTGGCAACCATTGGCGTGATCGGCTTTGGCGCGGCGGCTGTCCAATGGCTCATGCCGGCCAAGGATGAGGCAAAAAAAACCGAGGACGCCTTTAAAACGCTTAAAGAAAGTATGTCCGGCTATAATGACGCTTTCGGCGTGTCACTGCTTTACACGGGCCAAGCTGAAAAGCTTTATGGCGAAGAGGCGCAGCGGGGGGCTGCGATTGCCCGCAAGATCATGGTGATGGAGGCGCAGCGCACGCGCACCACCGTCGCGGGTATCATTGGCAAGGCCTATAGCGATTTCGGCTTTGACGCTTATGGCGAGCGCGGGATCGATGGCGCGGGGCGGATCGAAAGCGCCAACCTTGCCCGGGCAGCCGGGAAGCTCGGTTTCAAATCAGACAGCTGGGGTGAATCGCTTTGGGGCTTTGGTAGACTTGATCGTGAAAAGCTGGCGATTGCCGAGAGGTTCGGCAACACCATGCGCGACATCTATGCCTATCTTGGGAAGCCTGTGCCGGAAGGTGGCCTCGACGCTTATCTGATTGGGTTGCGCGAAAAGCTTGAGGCGTTTGACACCCAATTGAAAGCCGCTCGGGAAGCAGGGGCCGATAGCGCGACATTGGCGACTATCGATGAGCAGATGATCCCTCTGCAGCGCGCTCTTCTGGAGGGCGAAAAACAGCGTGCCGATATCCGGGCAGCTGACGCGGCCAAGGCCGAAGAGATGCTGGCAACCTATGCGCATGAGGCCGAGATCAAGGCGCTGACGCTTGAATACGGCAAGGAATCGCGGGAGGTCACCGAATATCAGGCGCAGGCCGAACGCGAAAAGCAGTATCTGCTGATCGATTCGATGAACATCACCGATGAGATGAAGCAAAAGCTGTGGGATGCGGCAGACGCTTCTTTTGATGCGACCATGCAGACTTGGGATTGGCAGGCCGCTATGGCAGCGGTCAATGCTGAGCTGGCCGGGGCGGCATCGCTCATCTCGTCAATCGGTGGTGGCATGGTTCAGCGCGCCGGATTCAGTGCTGCAAATGCGGTTCTGGATGCCGGGGGTACAGCAATCTCAGCTGAAAAAGCGCGCCGCCGCGCCGAAGAGCGTCAGGGCTTTATCAACCAAGCCAACACGGCTGATGGCTATATGTCCTCTGCTATGATCGATGCCCAGTTGTCTGAAATGGAAAGACAGTGGGCTGCTCAGGATGCGTATGAGGCGCGTCTGGATGCCGTCCGAAAAGGCGAACGAGCTGCCTCTAAAAAGGCGGGAGGTTCCGGAAGGAAAGGCGGCAAGGCGAGAGGCGGACGCGGGCGGGCATCGCCCGGAGAAAAGTGGGGCGATGATGTTGAAAAATACCAACGCGAAACAGACGCCTTTCTCGCCCAGGCTGACGCCCTCGCCAAAGTCACCGCCGCCGGCGGCGATTGGGAACGGGCGCTGGCCAAGGTCGAGGAAGAGCAAGGCCTCCTCAATGCCGCGCAAAAGGCGGGAATTGAAATCACGCCCGAAGTTAAGGCCAGGATCTCCGAGCTGGCCCAAGCGCATGTCGATGCCGAGGAAAAGCTGGAGAACCTGCGCACCGCGACCGAAAGAGGTGAAGATGCGTTCAAGGATCTCTTTGGCAGCATTCTCGAAGGGGCTGACAGCGCGAAAGAAGCTATCGCGAACCTGATCGCTGAGATTGCCAAGGTGCAGTTTACCAAAGCGGCCATGGGCCTGCTTGGACAAACCTCATGGGGATCAGGTCTGATGCAGAGTGTCGGCAGTCTGCTTTCTTTCGACGGAGGCGGCCATACCGGCCCCGGCGCGCGCTCCGGCGGTCTCGATGGCAAGGGTGGCTTCTTGGGGATCTTGCACCCAGATGAGACGGTCTATGATCACACTAAAGGTCAGACGGCGGGCGGCGGTGGTGGCGGCACCATGATCGTCCGGGCGTCCCATGATCCCGGCATCATTCTTGAGGTGATCGATAGCCGGATTGGGGCAGCCGCACCCAGCATCCAGCGCGGCGCCGTCCAGCAGACCATGCAGGCAAACCGCAAGTCAAAATCCATGTTCAGGTAGGGCCATGCCGATCAATGTCTTTCCATGGCCCCCAGTTGGGGTGGTCGCGGCTGAATGGACCGAGGATGCGCCGGTTGCGCGCATCCGCTCGATGCTGACCGGGCGCGAGCAGATCCAAGGGTCGCAGCGCAAGCGCCGTATCGCCTCGCTGCAAGTGTCCGCTTTGGCCAATGGTCGCATGGGTGCGGGCTATTGCGAGATGCTCAAGCAACTGCTGGACGGCGGCATTCACGCCGTCCGGCTCAAATCGTCGCCGATCAACTGGCACCTTGACGAGATCCAGCGGCAGGGGGCGGGGCTGAATTCCCATCCTCTCCTGTGGCGAACGGGAAGCAACCCACTGGCGTGGCAGGCAGGCAGTGGGCCAAACCCGCTGTCGTGGTTTACCGGCACCATTGCGATCGCGGGTGCTGTCACCGCAACTGGCCTTGCCTGGTTCATGCCTGTGACCGGCCTGCCACCGAATACACTGGTCGCACGGCCTGGCGATCACGTGCGGATCTATCACATTGCCGATGCGGCGGTTTCCGAGGTTGTCCGCGTGCTGCGGCCCGCCACCACCAACGCGGCAGGGGTGGTGACACTCAAGATTGACCGCCAGCCCGCCATTTCTGGCGGCCGCGTAAACATGGCCGGGCAGGATGAGGCAGTTTTCCGGGTCGACGGCGCTCTGCCGCGTTCAATCCAGACGGTCGGCGCCGATTGGACCTATCAGTGGAATTTCCGCGAGGTTTTTGCCGATGAGGTCGGCGGATTTACAGAAAGGGCCGGAATATGGACCTGATCCGCAACACACCTGCCCCATTGATTGCGGCCCTGTCGGGGCCGTTTTTTTATCCCGTCGTCTTGGTCGATCTCGATTGGCCCGGCGCCCGTCTGCGGGCGCATAGCAATCAGGGGAATATCCTTTGGAACGGGGAGACGTTCATTGGCGTCGGCAAGTTCGGCGCGATCGATATGCCCGAAGAGGCCGCGTCTGGTATCCCTGAGGAATTCACCATGACCTTGGCGGTCGATATCCCCGAGCTGGCCGCCTATGCCGATACTCCAATCCGGGGCCGGGTCGGGTCGGTGTATCTCGGCGCCACAGCCTCGCGCGGCGGATCTGATCTGATCGGGGCCGTCGATATCATCAGCGGCACCTGCGACGGTATGGCGTTGCGGACAGAGGTGGTCGATGAGAACGGCCAAACCGTCATCGTCTACGCTCTGACGGTGCGGTTCTCGACCGGGCCCTCTTATCGGTCCATGTCTGCCATCGCCCATAGCGATGAGGATCAGCGCCGCCATTACCCGGTGGATACCGCAGGACGGCACCTGATCCTCGCCCAGGCCAATGCGGAAAAAACCCTATGGCCGGAGCCTTAGCCCCGGCTGTCGTGATGGCCGAGGTAGAGCGCGTCATGTCACGACCCTTTGAGTGGGGGCCGTCAGACTGCTGTAGCGCCGCCTGCGACGTGTTCGCAGCGCTCTGGGGGATTGATCCGATTGCGCGCTTGAGGGGCTACAGCGGCGAGCGGGCGGCGCTGCGGCTTATGTCCCAGCATGGCGGGCTGCCGGCGCTGTGCGATCAAATCGCCCGCGAGGTCGGATTGATCTGCGGGCACGCCTCCGGCGGCTTTGGCCTCGCCTCGATCGAGGGGCGCGCCTCTCTCCTGATCTGTATCGAGCCGGGCTTGTGGGCCGGGAAATCACTGCGCGGTTTCGCCTTGTTGCGATCCGCCCATAAGGGCTGGTGCTTTGC